TGGCGCTGTTGCGTTTACACCAGTGATCCCAACTGGTACTTTGACAGCCGTTACTGGTTCGAACAGCGCATATACTGGCTCTACCACTGAAACCTACTTGGTTAACGTGACATTGCCTGCTGGCTCTATGGGTAACAACGGTCAAGTCGTTATTACTTCTAACTGGGCTACCAACAACTCTGCTGGCGCTAAGACAGGTAAAAACTATCTCAGCACTACCGTTATTGGTACTAACTCTGCTTACACAACTTCTACTGGTGGCAGTTCTATGAACTCCATCCGTAATCGTGGCGTATTGAACGTGCAATCTACACAATTGATTGGTGGCGCATCTGCCAGCGGTCATGTGTACGCAGCAGTGGATACATCAGTGTCTGTGCCAATCACTATCAGCGGCACTATTGCTACTGCAACTGATAACGTGATCTTGGAAGGCTTCACAGTTCAACTGTTCCCTAAAGATTAATCTTTCTGAAAGGGCCTCTCACAAGGAGGCTCTTTTGGTAAGGTATTGTTATTGGATTAAATATGATTGATGATGAAGTTCGCGTAAATGAAGAATACTATTCCAAAGGTATTTTGGAATCTGGAATTGATGGTGTTTTTCGTCAAAATGACAAACTCTTCAATGAAGTTAAATCAGGAACTTGGTCGCAAACATTTAACACGCCCAATATTGATTACAAAGTAGGGGCTGTTGATGGTGTTCGATATGTTCAGTATGACCAAAAGAACGTAGAAGAGGTAAGGCAGTTTTGTAAGGAACGCAGGGAGTTTCACAAAGTTCATGGGACGGACAACCCATTCTTTGCGGGAACAGCTCACATGATGCAACTTCCCAAATGCTTTGCTCATGAAATCAGTTCCAGGTGGTTTAACAACCGTCCTTGGGAGTTAATTAAACAGGAACGTAAGGATAAGATTCTTTTTTACGCTATTGTGAACGAATATTACAGTGATTTTGTTTGCCACCCTAGCGGAAAAATTCCAATTCCTTATAATCCTTCTATACCGACAAAATAAGGTCAAAAATGGCAGCTCTGTTTATTCAATCTGGAAATGCTTTGGTAAGCCGAGTAGCCAATTGGGTTGGAGCTGTTCCTAGTCCTTTAGCCGTTACTCTAACCAACTCTACAGGCGGTTATTACAACGTCTTAACTCCTTCGGCAAACCCTTTGGGGCAAGTAGTCCCAGGCGATTTTATTGGGCCAAGCACAATGCTGCCCTATACGATTGTTATTTCAGTAACTTCTACTTCAATCTTGGTTTGTGATCCTGATGGCGTTTGGGCCAACACGCCTTATCCATCTACGATTTTAAAATTGCCTTCGCAATCCTCAATGGAAATATTGACTTGCATTCAAAATGCAGAAATGGCTATGCGGGTTATTGAGCTGCCTGCTCTTCGTAGTGACCCATACAGCACCACAAACCCATCTATTTTGACCACAGATGCCCAAGGCATGGCAGACATACCAACTGACATGAATTGGCCTATTTTGTTTTTTCAAGATACGCAACCATCCAATCAGCCTGCTGGCGCAACCAATGTTGGTCCTTGGATTGTTTATGATCGTGTTGGTGATCGTGAAATCATCCGTAGGCGCATGATTGACCAGTTGTACATCCGTCCATTTGGTGTGCCAAGGGTTATTCGCGCTTCATTTTCTGAGGTTGGTGGGCGTTATGTGTTTTCTCCTAACCCTGGTGAAAACGTAACAATCAAAGCGTACTACCAACGGTCGTATAAGCTGTTGTTCTCGCCTACAAACAACAACCTTGATCCTATTGTGCAAAACAATGAAGCTTTGGCATCATTTCCTGAAGGTTATTTGTATAGCACTTTGTCGGCATACTATGACAAAAATAAAAATACTGATGAAGCTCAAAAATGGAAGTCACGATTTGATGATGCTTATGGTTTAATTGAAGATCAGAACTTTAAAGATAAATGGCGTGGTGGCGACCAGCATTTGACTTCAGAATTTCAACCTAGAAACTATCGTTACAGTTTCAAGTAAGGAAAATATATGGCATTCGGTAATTTGTTTGGTTCTGGCGGCGAATCTAATAGTTTGTATGGAACTTCATTAACTAGTGGCAGCATTCCTGCCGCATCGTCTTTTATTTACTTTGAATGGTTCATTTTCAAAGTATCTTCTAGTCAGCCAGCAACGCCAACTGGCGGTTCTTGGGATTTTTTGACTAATACAGGTGTGCCCCCAACAGGCTGGGTGAGTAGCTACTCTGGAATTCCATCAAACAATATGTGGTTTTCTATTGCATTTGTTGATTCTCGCAATCCAACAGGATTTAGTTGGTCAACACCAGGGTTAATTTCTGCTGCCACTTCTACTTATGCTTCTTCTTATGCAGATAAGTTTACAGGCGATGGTTCAACAACAGCATGGACCTTATCAGCAGATCCAGTAACCATTAATAATCTTGATGTAAGCGTTAACGGTGTTACACAAACACCTACAACTGATTACACAATTTCAGGCACAACATTTACCACAACAACTGCCGCACCACTTGGATCAATTCTTTTGGTCAAGTATCGTCAAGCTTTGCCTAATTCATACACTGGCGCATCTAACAACATAAGCTATACCCCTGCTGGCAGTGGAGCTGTAGCTACAACTGTGCAGGCTAAGTTGCGGCAATATGTAAGCGTAATGGATTATGGAGCTGTTGGTGACGGAACAACAAATGATACTGCTGCTATTCAAGCTGCTTTGAACAGCGGCAAAAAATCTATTTATTTTCCATCAGGAACTTATGTAATTACTTCTACATTAACTGTTCCAAAAGGAGTTTCGCTATTTGGTTCAGGATATGAAGTTTGCATTTTAAATGGCTATGGTTTATCAAATGCAAATGCAATATTTTCTTTGACAGGCGGCGATCAATTTTCAACAATTGACAATTTTACATTTAAAGGCCAAGCGTCAGGTTCAAAATCAATTGGTATATCAGTAAACAATGGATATTATGTAAGTTACACAAATTTAAGATTTACCAATTTGTCTTACGGAATGTATTTAGATGAGGCTGGCTCATCTTTAATTCAAAATTGTAATTTTACAAACTGTTTAATTGGCGCTCAATGTATGGGTGGCAGCGCATACAAATTTATTTCTTGTGAGTTTCAATATGGCACTGACGTTGGCATCAAATTAATTGCTTCTCCAACTACAGGATTTCCAACATCAGCAATTGTTATTGCCAGCGGATTTACGTCTAATGTTGGTATTGATGTGCCACGAGTGCCAGGCGCTTTTGGTGGCAATAGCATTTCAGTAGATAACTGCTACTTTGAAGGTGACTTAAACTTTTCTACATTAACAAAAGCATTTCGGATTGGTGAAACTGGTAGCGGCAACAGCGTTGTCATGGCATCAATTTCAAATTGCCGTATAGCGGGATCAAATTCCGCAAAAAGTGTTTTTGCCAATTTATCAAGACTTTACTTTGCCAATAACATTGTTGGTTCGGCAATGGAAGTACAAAGCACTGTGCTTGGAGCTGAATACATTGGAAATGAATTTGATGGGGTGTTTACCAACAATACATTGGCTACTTTGACGCTTGATTTGGGAACAATCCAAACCAATTGGATTGACAACGCCACTTACGCTCAATTGCGTTTGGCTCAAGGTGGTCATGGTATTGATGTTTTGACAACCCGTGTTCGCCCTGTTGTGACAAATGAAATTAGCCTTGGTGATAACGCATATTTTTTTACCAATGCTTATTTAACTGGCGGCTTGTACATTAATAGTGTTCGATGGACAACAGGCTCTGGATCGCCACAAGGCTCTTTATCCGCACCTGTTGGCTCTATGTATACACGAACTGATGGCGGCGCAAGCACAACTTTGTATGTCAAAGAATCTGGCACTGGTAACACTGGATGGGTGGCAAAATGAAAATCATACGCGACAAAGATGGCAATCTCATCAACATTGGTGACTGGGATTTTCAAGAAGGTTTAAACCCATTGCCTGAAGGTGCATTAGAAGATGACGCAGAAGTTGTTGTTGGATACGATGGCGGCAAATATTTGTTTGATGACCCCATGCGTCTCGGAAAATAAATAGTGGCTAACAGCAAAATATCAGCATTAACATCTGCTACCACGCCGCTGGCGGGTACGGAAGTTTTGCCGCCAATAACACTGCTGCAACAGTTTATTTAACTGGAACTTATTTCGTTTAAGGATTAAAAATGTCACTTACAAAAACTTCTTACTCAATGATTTCTGGTGCACCAGTTAACGTGCTAGATTTTGGTGCTAAAGGTGATGGCACAACAAATGACACCGCAGCCATCCAAGCAGCTTTGGATTATGCCAACACGCTTGGAAATGCTTCTTTGGTATTTGCTCCAGGCGTATACAAATGCAATACTGGATTGACGCTTTATCCAAATACAGTTGCAGTCAAGGGTAATGGGGCCAAGATTGATTTTAGCGGCATGACCACTGGCTATGCAATTTCATTTAGCCAATCTATAACTGATGCAAACATTCGCAATGCAGTAAACAAAGCGCATCCTATCAGTGACCTTTACATGGTTGGCCCCACAGGGTCTGTGTCTGTTACTGCTGTTAAAGCAATTGACCAAAACCCTATTAGCGGAGCTTACTGGCTTTCTGGTATTACGTTTAATAGTTGCTCGTTTGCAAACTTCAAACGCTGTGTTGAATTTGGTAACGGCTCATTTTTGTTTACTTTTTATGCTTGTAGTTTTTATACATTAAGCGGCACAGGATACGATTATTGCTTGTATCAACCAAGTGGCGGCTCTAACTACGGTGAAAATAACGAATTTATTGCTTGTTATTTTGGTATTACTATTGGCTCTGTATATTTACAACAAAATGGTAATGCAACAACATACTTTAAAGGATGTTCTTTTGACTATGCTGTAAATGTACTTTATGTTCAAGCAGGTACAATTTATTGCGATGGATATATTGAATCTAATACAGATACAGATTATTGGATTAAAGTAAGTGGCACAAATACAATAGTTCGTTTGTCTGGTCAAGTTACCGTGTCTGGTAACAAATCAGCATATGAATTGTTTTATTGTGATTCAACTGTAACCACAGGCGGTTTGGTTTTAGATGCAAACATTGAGTTCGGTGGCGGGGTTACATATACACCAACAAGCAGAAATCTTGTTTCAGGAACGGGTCGCACATTGTGCAGATATGTTGGCTCCTCGCAATCAACTGTTCACCCTGCAATTGGTGGTGGATTGAACTTCTTGGCTAATGGCGGTTTTGAATCTGCGTCTTTGACTGATTGGACTTTGACAGGAACAACGCCTCCAGCTCGGTCTACTGCTCAAGCCCATGCTGGCACTTATTCATTGGCGTTTACTGGATCATCAAGCAACACGCCAGCAGCAACACGAAATATCCCATGTCAGCCCGGACAAATGTTTACAGGTGGCTTGTGGTATTACTGCAATAACATCACAGGAACTAGCGGAACTTTTTACATTCAATACAACTTTTTGGATGCTGGCGGTACATCTATTTCTGGCGGTTCTAATTTGACTGTTACAACCAATCAGGGAACATCTTGGTTGTATTTGCAACTTAGCCCACAAGTCGCTGCGCCTGCTGGTACAGTTAACGTGCAATTGGCAATATCTGTATTTGGTACTGTTAGCGGGTCACCTGTTGCTTACATTGATGATGTAACTTTAGCTGTTGTATAAGGATTGTTATGTTTAAAAACAAACCGTTCTTGACCAAATTTCAGGATAATCATGGCTGATTACACGAAACTGCGAACACCATTTTCCAATATGTCGTTTACTCCTGACGTTCCAAGCAATGCTTTGGGGCCAAATGAGTACAACTCTGGGCGAAATGTTGAGGCAGATGTTCGTGGCGTAAAAAAGATTTACGGCGAACAATCCATTCTTTCTTTGATTCCTTACTTTCCTATTTTTATGGAAGGTGGATTTAGAGCAAATGGACAGTTTGTATATATCGTGGCTACACGCGATACAAATAATTTTGGTCGCTGGTATATGTTGACCAACAACTCTATTGTCAATATTACTCCAGGTTATGCTGCAAACAACAACGTAACACTGCCTGGATACACAGACAACATTAATATCACCACATCATGGGTTGGTGAGGTTTTCTTTATTAATGATGGTATTAGTGCGCCAATGTATTTCTTACCTAGCCGCACAGAAATAAGTAGTTATGATGCAGCTCCAGACAATTACATTTGGAATTACGACATTGGTGTAACCAAGACAACTGCTGCGTTTATGCGTAACTTTTGTTCGCCTAACGTAGGCAACATTTTAGTGGCAGGTAATTTGACCAAAACATCTGGTGGAGTTACATCAGTTTACGAAACAACCATCCGTTGGTCGCAAGCATTTGCAAACACTGGTGTGCCAGCATCTTGGGTTCCTACTTTGTCTAACGTGGCTAACGAACAAGAAGTTCCTGTTCGGGGTCAATTAGTTGACGGTTTCTTTCTTGGAGGAAATTTTTACATTTGTTCATATTGGGACACAGTAATTCTTTCTCCTATTGCATACCAATCAACCACTACGCCCGTGTTTGGTGTCCGCTTGTTTAACCAAGGTCGTGGCCTGCTAAACAACAATTGTTGGACAAATACTGATGCCAATGTATATGGCATTGATGCTCGTGACATTTGGGTGTTTGACGGATCAAACTTTAATTCCTTGGGCAACCAAAAGGTCAAGAATTATTTTTTCAACAACTTGAGCGCTACATACTCTGATCGCGTGTTCATGGTCAATAACACCCAGAAATATCAGATTGAAATCTACTATCCTGATTTGACCTCTACAGGGTGGTGCAACAAGATGTTGGCATACAGGTATGACCTACAGGTTTGGAACGCTCCTAAGGACATCCAGAACGCTTGTATGGGCACTGAAGGGCCTGTGTTTACCGGGACTGACTTCAAGTATGCGTCACGGTGTGTTACATACGCTCCAACAGGAGCAATTAACGCTCAACTGATCCAGACTGATATTGGCAATTCGTTTATCAATAATCAGCCCATACCTGCTTTGTTTGAGCGCAACAATGTTGTATTGCAAACAGAAAACGGTCCTGTTCCGTATTCCAGCAAAGTGTATATACACAGGGCATTGCCTGAAATTGCTGGTACTGGTGAAGTGCAGATTACTGTAGGCGGCGCTAATTCAACAGCGCAAAACCCAACATATGGTCAAACAGGCCGTATGAACATTGTTACTGACAATCCTTGGGTTACAACCCAACAGAATGCAGTGCGTACAGTGTCTTTAAAAATGGAATCTAATGATGCCACTGACCAGTGGAACTCAACTGCTATGAATTGGCAAGCAACCATTATTGAGGATGCTTTCTAATGACTTTTTCAGTAACCAATAACGCAACAACTCAAGAGTTATCTGAAGCAGTTAATTATCTGCTTGCTAACTTTTCGCAGACGATGGCTATTAACCCAAACACGGGTAATATAACCACGGCTAACTATGGTGTTGTCAGTTACTTATATAAGTATTTGCAGGTCAGATATGCTGATAGCTATGACGGCACAGTCAATTTTAGCAACTCGCCTACAAACAGGTTGTATTACGGAATTCGTAATAATGATTCTCCTACAGAATCTCTTGTTTCAAAAGATTATCTATGGTTGCCAGTAACGGGTGGTTTTGGTACTAATAAGTTTTTTTGGTACAACACTGTTGGTGGTCGGCAGATAGAAACATTTATCGGGCCTGCGCGTCCAAGGCCAGGATTTGTTCAAGACAACGGAAATGCTATTGATCTTGATTTATTAACTACTGCCGCTGAAGACAAAACAGATCCTGTTGCAATAGATCAATCAGCTCAAATTCAAGCTTTGGAACAGGCTATTGGTTCTATACCACAGCCCCAGTTAGGGACGCTGTCACCACAGAATGCAGAAAATGTAGCAATTACTGGTGGGGCCATTAATGGAACCACTATTGGGGCTACAACAGCATCCACAGGTCATTTCACATCTGTTGTTTTGGATAGCCCATTAGGAATTGCTTACGGCGGTACAAATACATCTGCAACACCAACCTTAGGATCTGTTGTATATGGAACGGGAACTTCTTTAGCATATACTTCTGTTGGATCTTCAGGTCAAGTTTTAACTTCTTCTGGAACTGGTTCTCCGATATGGTCATCAATTTCTGGCAGTCCAAATCTTGATGGTGGACTTTATAATTCCGTATATGGTGGAATTTCTGCAATTGATGGTGGAGGCCCGTAATGGCTGTACAAATTCAAATTCGCCGTGGAACTGCTAGTCAATGGACAAGTACAAATCCACTTCTTGCTCAAGGCGAAATGGGCTTTGAAACCGACACATTAAAAGTTAAATATGGAGATGGAGTAACTTATTGGAATAGTTTGTCATACTATTCTTCTGGTGCAGTTACTTCGGTTACTGGAACAGCCCCAATAGTGTCAAGCGGAGGATTGACTCCAGCAATTAGCATTCCTGCAGCTAGTACATCAGTTGGCGGATATTTAACCAGCACTGATTGGAATACGTTTAACAACAAAGGATATGGAACCGTTACTTCGGTAAGCGGAACTGGAACGGTTAATGGATTAACTTTAACTGGCACTGTTACTGCATCAGGCAGTCTAACATTGGGTGGAACACTGAGTGGAATTGCAAATAGTGCGCTGACAAATTCTTCAATCACAATTAATGGATCATCTGTTAGCCTTGGTGGATCAGCTACCATTACTGCAACAGCATCTGCTGCGTTAACAATTGGATCAGGTCTTAGTGGAACCAGTTACAACGGATCAACTGCGGTAACGATTGCAAATACGGGTGTTTTGAGCTTCTCTGGTGGAACGACTGGCCTTACCCCTGCCACAGCCACAACGGGCGCTGTAACGCTTGCTGGAACGCTTGCTGTTGCCAATGGAGGCACAGGTGTAACAACATCTAGTGGCGCAAATTCTGTTGTTTTGCGCGATGCCAACCAAAACATTGCTGTAAATGCACTTGATGACAATTATGTAAATACTGCCGCATCTGGCACGGCAATTACATTAACTGTTTCTTCTGCACGTAGATACACAATTACAGGATCGGGCGGACAAGTCATTAAATTGCCAGACGCAACCACATTGGTAAATGGTGCTGTTTTTCAATTTGACAACAATCAAAGCAGTGGCGCAATAACAGTAAACAACAATTCAAATACGCTAATTGTTTCTGTGCCAAGCGGCGGTTTTGTTTTGGTTAATTTGCTATCTAATTCAATTGCTGCTGGTTCTTGGGATAGGCATGATCAAGCCCCATCCAATGTATCTTGGTCAACCAATACTTTTGACTATGCAGGTTCAATAACTTCAGCAACATGGAACGGCGTTGCTATTGCAATTAACAGGGGTGGTACGGGAGCTTCTACAGCTGCTGCTGCTTTGACCAATTTGGGCGCATACCCTGCATCCAATCCAAGTGGCTACACCAACAATACAGGAACGGTTACCAGCGTAAGCGGCACAGGCACTGTCTCAGGAATTAGCTTGTCAGGCACGGTCACAAGTTCTGGCAGCTTAACCTTGGGCGGCACACTTGATCTGTCTAGCCCACCTGCTATTGGTTCTACGGCGGCATCCACAGGCGCATTTACAACACTTAGCGCATCATCTACGGTCAGCGGCACAGGGTTTGATACATACCTTGCAAGCCCACCAGCTATTGGCGGCACTGCTGCTGCTGCGGGTACGTTTACTACGTTGACGGGAACAACGTCAACAACTACACCAATTGTTCAAAATAGTGCGGCTGCGGCAATTGCATTTAAAACAAACCACACAGCCTCTGCTGTTAACTATGTACAAGTAACGGGTGCTGGCGCAGGAAATCCTCCTGTTATTTCTTCTCAAGGCGCAACAACTCCAGACCTTGATTTAACCCTAACCCCCAAAGGCGCAGGCCGTGTCAACATCACAACCAGCATCAAGCCCAAAGTAAACAGCACAACAAGCGTCACATCTCCGTTGGCTTGGAACAGCACATCTTATGATGAATATGCTTTAACTGCTTTGGCTAACGCATTGACTATTAGTGCTGATGCAAACACTGCGCCTGCTGATGGTCAACGAATGATGTTCAGGTTTAAAGACAACGGCACAGCGCAGACATTGACTTGGACAACGGGTTCAACAAACTCATTTAGGGTTGTTGGAGTAACGTTGCCTACTACAACCGTGGCAAGCAAACTGTTATATGTCGGATGTATATACAACGCTGCTGATAGCCGTTGGGATGCTATTGCTGTGGGTCAAGAGGTTTAATATGGCTTCTTTTTATTGGGTAGGCGGTGCTGGGAATTGGGATTCTGTTAATGCATTAAATTGGGCATCAACATCAGGTGGATCGGGTGGTTCTGCTGGGTTTTTTCCGCCAACAGGTGCTGATAATGTTACTTTTGATTCAAACTCCGGAAGTGGCACAGTTACATTTACAAATAGTGGCGTAAATGCCGCCTCAATCGTTACATTTAATAGCCCAAACATACTATTAAATCTAGCGGGTA